TGAGTTATGGTATGCAGGTACACATAATATAAATCAGAAGTTGATTGATAATCATCATGCAGTTGCGTATCATGGACAATCAAAAGAAGAAATACAAGAACAGCACCTAAAGAATAGAGAGATAGTTCTTGAAAAAGATCCTGTAAGATAATGGTTAGTCAAACATATCTAGGTAATCCAAATCTAAAAGCAAAACAAGTTCCTGTACAATTTACAAGAGAGGAAGTGCAAGAATATGTAAAATGCTCTAAAGATCCAATTTACTTTGCAAGAAAATATGTAAAAATTATCAATGTTGACAAAGGATTAGTTCCATTCAACATGTATGATTTTCAAGAAAATATGATTAAGGCATTTGATGATAATCGTTTTAGTATATGTAAATTACCTAGACAGTCAGGTAAATCAACTACAGTCACAGCTTACATACTTTGGTTAATACTATTTAATGATAGTTTAAATATTGCTATTCTAGCAAATAAAGGCTCTCTCGCTAGAGATTTATTAGGTAAAATACAATTTGCATATGAATATCTCCCGTCTTGGCTACAACAAGGTATCGTTGTGTGGAACAAAGGTAATATAGAATTAGAAAATGATTCTAAAGTTGTAGCGGCCGCAACATCATCTTCTGCTATTCGTGGTGGTTCTTACAATCTTTTATTCTTAGACGAGTTTGCTTTTGTTGCAAATAATTTAGCAGAAGAATTTTTTAATTCAGTTTATCCTACAATATCATCTGGTGAATCTACGAAGATTATAATAGTATCTACACCAAATGGTATGAATCATTTCTACAAAATGTGGACTGACGCTGAAGAGAAAAACAGTCAGTATGTACCTATAGAAGTTCACTGGAATCAAATACCAGGAAGAGATGCAAAATGGAAAGAAGAAACAATTGCAAATACTTCAGAAGAACAATTTCGACAAGAATTTGAATGTGAGTTTCTTGGTTCTGCTGGTACACTCATACACCCTACTAAACTAAGAACACTTGCACACGTATTACCTAAAAAGAAATGGCAAGACGTTGAGATATACGAAGAACCAAAACAAGGAGCAATATACACAATGTCTGTTGATGTGTCAAGAGGTGTTGGTTTAGATTATTCTGCTTTTGTTGTTGTTGATATAACAGAAATGCCATATAAAATGGTAGCTAAGTTTAGAAGTAGAGATATATCACCACTTTTATATCCAACTATCTTATTCAATGTAGCAAAATATTATAATGAAGCTTATGTTCTTATAGAAATAAATGATATAGGACAACAAGTAGCAGATATATTACATCAAGATTTAGAATATGATAATATATTAGCGACTGCGGTAAAAGGTAGAGCAGGACAACAGATTAGTGGTGGATTTGGTGGCAATTCTTCTATGGGAATCAGAACAACAAAACAAGTAAAAAGAATAGGTTGTTCTAATCTGAAAGACTTGATAGAGCAAGATAAGTTTATCATACAAGATTATGATACAATAGTTGAATTATCTAGTTTTATAAGTAGAAATGGAAGTTATGAAGCTGAAGAAGGTACTCATGACGACTTAGTTATGTGCTGTGTATTGTTCTCTTGGTTAGCAAAACAAACATATTTTAGAGATATTACGAATACTGACATAAGACAGAGAATATATGACGAAAAGCTTAGAATGTTAGATGATCAAGCACTTCCTTTTGCTATTATTGACGATGGCCGTCCAGAAGAGGGTGTTGTTGATATGGACGATTATATCAATATTAGAAACAAAGAAGATTGGTTTACATACAAATAGTCTTTTTTATAAATATTGAGTAATTCAATAGTTTAAAATCTTGTTATTCTTAGAAGGAGATAAACAATGGCATTTCAAGTATCACCTGGAGTAAACGTAAGCGAAGTCGATCTTACTACTGTTGTGCCTGCAGTATCAACAACAACAGGAGCTATTGCTGGACATTTTCGTTGGGGACCTGCTGATAAGAGAGTACTAATCGATTCTGAAGATAGATTAGTTTCTAACTTTCACAAACCTAACGCAAATACGGCAGATGACTTCTTTACTGCGGCAAACTTTTTAGCATATGGTAACTCTTTAGTCACAGTTAGAGTTGTAGACAGTTCAGTTGCAAAGAACGCTGTTTCTGGCTCTGTTGCGGCTTACATATCAAATGACGATTATTATAACGAAACATATTCACACAACTCAAGCAGTGGAGATTGGGTTGCAAGATATCCTGGTATTTTAGGTAACAGTTTAAAAGTATCTGTATGTCAAAGCAAAGCGGCTTATGAAAGCACAAGTACTTTACATACTGCAACATATTCAATAGAGCAAAACTCAAAAACTCTAACATTTAATCAAGACTCAATTACACTGACAACTGATTTTACAGTGGGTGACATACTATTATTAGGTGGAAGTGTTGCTAATACTAGCACATCATTTACCACACCACTAGAACAAAGAAAAATCACAGCAATATCTGGTAATACTATCACTCTAGATAGTAATTATACTGGTGACAGAATTGAAAGAGGACAAAATGCAATCACAAGAAGATGGGAATTTTTCAATTCATTCGATCATGCTCCAACAACTACAATTTCTTCTAATACAGTTAATTCAACAGGAGATGCGATACACGTAGCAGTTGTTGATGAAGACGGAGGCATCACAGGTACATCAGGTTCTATGATAGAAACTTATGCACATGTATCAACAGCATCAGACGCTAAAACTGAGCAAGGTGGAAATAACTTTTATAAAGAAGTTATCAATCAGAACTCAAACTGGATTTGGTGGGGAGCCCACAATGCAAGTTTAACAAATGCTGGCCAAGAAGCTAAAAAAGGTAATGATGGAACAGCAGGTTCTGGTGTAGCTTTCGGTGGTGCTACTAAACCAGTAACAAATAGCTTATCATTAGGTAAGGATGGCGGTGTACCAACTACGTCTGCTTATACAACAGGATATAATCTGTTTAATAATGCTGACGATGTTGATGTATCTTTAATTTTAGGTTCTTCTGCCGATACTACGCTTGCTACACACCTAATCAGCAACATTGCTGAACACAGAAAAGACTGTGTTGCGGTAATATCACCTGAAAGAGCCGATGTAGTAAACAATGATAGTTATGATGGCAAACAAGCACAAGATATTATAGCGTTTAGAAACACATTACCATCATCTTCATATAGTATCATGGATTCAGGTTGGAAATACATGTATGATAAGTACAATGATGTATTCAGATATGTACCTCTAAACGGAGATACAGCTGGACTCATGGTACAATCTGACTTAACAAGAGATCCATGGTATTCACCAGCTGGATATAATAGAGGTAATATTAAAAATGCAGTCAAATTAGCATTTAACCCTTCAAAAGCAGATAGAGATGAACTCTACAAAAGTGGTGTAAACCCAATTGTAACATTTCCAGGACAAGGAACAGTTCTATTTGGTGACAAAACAATGCTTACACAACCAAGTGCTTTTGATAGAATAAACGTAAGAAGACTATTCATCGTACTAGAAAAAGCTATCGCAACTGCGGCCAAATTCACATTATTTGAGTTTAATGATGCATTTACACGCTCACAGTTTAAAAATCTAGTAGAACCTTTCTTACGAGATGTTCAAGGGAGAAGAGGTATTACAGATTTCGCAGTAGTATGTGATGGTACAAATAACACTGGTGAAGTAATTGATAGAAATGAGTTTGTTGGTGACATCTATGTCAAACCAGCACGTTCAATAAATTTCATTCAGTTAAATTTTGTAGCAGTACGTTCTGGTATAGAATTTTCTGAAATAGTCGGTAAAGCAACATAAATAAAGGGACAGGAGAGAAAATATGGCTTTTAATGTAAACGAATTTTCTGGTGCCCTAAAAGGCGGTGGTGCGAGAAGTTCACTTTTTCAAGTGAATATAACTAATCCAGCTAATGGAATCGCAGACTCTATAGTTCCTTTCATGACTAAAGGCGCACAAGTGCCAGCGGCCACGTTAGGAACAATTGAAGTACCTTATTTTGGAAGACAAGTTAAGATTGCTGGAAACAGAACTTATGCAGAGTGGACTCCCACTATCATAAACGATGAAGATATGAGCATAAGAAATGCAATGGAACAATGGAATCACTCAATCAATAGCATTCAAGGTAACTTGAGAGCGACTGGCGGTTCTTCACCTTCATTGTATAAAGCTTCAGCACAAGTAACTCAGTTTTCTAAAACAGGAGAAATATTGAGAGTGTATGATTTCATTGGATTATATCCTTCAGAAGTAGGCACTATCGACTTAGCTTGGGACGCAGAAACAATACAAGAATATACAGTGACATTTCAATATGATTATTGGCAAATTTCGGGTGGTACTACAGGTAACGCAGGCGGAATTTAATTGATTTCGTGAGTCATAAATAATATAAGACACACGTAAAAGGATATAATATGGCAGAAGAAAGAAAAGGTTTTCTGCGAGAAGCAGTAGAACTATTCGGATTTCGTTTAGGTAGGCCCGAAACTAAAGAACCATTACAATCATTTGTACCACCTTCATTAGATGATGGCGCAGTAGCTATCAGTGAGGGTGGTGCTTTCGGTACTACTGTTGATTTAGACAACAAAATCAAAAGTGAAGCTCATTTAATTACAAAATATAGAGAAATGGCACTGCAACCAGAAGCAGAAAAAGCCATTGATGATGTGTGTAATGAAGCTATTATTGTTGATGACAATCAGATGCCAGTTGATGTTGACTTAGATGATACAAAATTATCATCTAATGTGAAAAATATTATTAGAAGTGAGTTTGATTATATTCTTAGACTTCTTAAAATGAATACTAGAGGATACGATGTTTTTCGTAATTGGTATGTTGATGGTAAAATATACTATCATATTGTAATTGACTTAAAAAATCCAGATCAAGGTATAAAAGAACTAAGATATATTGATCCTAGAAAAATAAAAAAAGTAAAAAAGCCTATAAAAAAAGCAAATCAAACTTCTGCTACTCTAGGTAAAGATGGACTTGAAAAGAAACATGAAGAATTTTATCTTTATCAATCAAAAGGTTCTAATACATCATCTCAAGGCGTAATGATAGCACCAGATGCTATAGCATATTGTCACAGTGGTGTTTTAGATTACAAAAACTATAATGTACTAGGACATTTACATAAAGCAATTAAACCTCTTAATCAGTTAAGAATGTTAGAAGATGCTACTGTTATATACAGACTTGCAAGGGCACCTGAAAGAAGAATATTCTATATCGATGTTGGTAATTTACCAAAGCAAAAAGCTGAACAGTATCTACGAGATATGATGATAAAGCATAAGAATAAACTTGTATATGATGCTAACACTGGTGAAGTAAGAGATGATAGAAAGTTTCTCACAATGCTTGAAGATTACTGGTTACCAAGACGAGAAGGTGGCCGTGGAACAGAAATCACTACACTACCAGGTGGACAAAATCTTGGCGAATTAGATGATGTCAATTACTTTAGACGTAAGTTATATGAAGCGTTGAATGTACCGATTTCAAGATTAGAACAAGAAACTCAGTTTAATGTTGGTAGAGCATCAGAAATAACAAGAGATGAGATTAAGTTTTCAAAGTTTATTACAAGATTGAGAGCGAAATTTTCAGAATTATTTCTTACAATACTTGAAAAGCAAGTTATACTCAAAGGTGTTATGACAATGGCTGAGTGGCAAGAAGTAAGAGAGTTTCTAAAATTTAATTATCAAGAAGATAATCATTTCTCTGAACTTAGAGATGCAGAAATATTAAGAGAAAGAATGACTCTTCTACAAGAAGTTGATCAATATACTGGTAAATATTATTCTACTAATTGGATTAGAACTAATGTTTTAAAACAGACAGATGAAGAAAAAGAATTGATTGACAGTGAGATAGCTAAAGAAGAAGAAGATATGCCTGATGAAGGTGAAGAAGAATAAATTATAAATATGTGAAAGGAAGAAAAGATGGCTGATTATACAACTAAAGATGCAGTATCATACGCACTGTCAGGTAATTCTGGAGAGTTTAAAAAAGCTATTCATGATATACTAAATGATAAAATAAATGATGCAGTTGAAATAAAAAAGTTTGATGTAGCTTCTACTTTTATGAGTACAAAAGAAGATGATGTAGATACATTACCATCAGAAGTGGAGCCAGAAGTGGAGCCAGCTGTCGAACCAGAGGAATCAGAAAATGAAACTACAGAAGTTTAAAGAATACATTTTAGAGGCTGACGCTAAAGATTATGTGCCTGTCAAAGATGATGATAAAGAAGCTACTGAGTATAAGCCTCGTTCAAAGGGTGAAGAAAAATTTGCAAAAGATCACAAATTAGTTAAAAGTGATGCAGAGCCAAAAGGACAAGATCACATATTTAATGGCGACAGAAAAGAAGTTAAAGAAGAAAAAAAAAATTTAATTGAAGGCGTTTTAGATACATTACGTAAAATAGTAAAAGAGAAGCAGGCTCAACAAGTAAAATTTAGTAATGGTAAAAAAATGACTGTTGATATGCAAACTGCGAATATGATAGTAAATTCGATTGAGAAAAGAATAACAAAACCTGAGTTAAAAAAGAAAGTCGAAATGATGCTGAATAAAGATCCAAACGGATTTATGAAAGTATTAGATATAATGAATAAGAATTAAGGATACTAGTATGGCACTACATATAAAAGGAACAGCAACAGCACTTGCAACAGGAACTACAAAGTTTAAAACTGCAACCGCTGTTTATCTGTGTGGACATACCTCTGCAACAACAGTTACATTAAGAAATGCAGATGATGATGCAGATTTAGGTACAATCAAGATACCAGCAAATGGTAGTGTTGTTGTTAACTTAGTAATTGGACAAGGACTGAGAGGTCCTGCTGACGTACTCGGTACACATGTTGCATCAGGAGATTCAATCTAATGGCACTTAAACTGATAACTGAAGTCAACGAAGAAGTAAATTATTTAGAAGAAGAGAAAGATGGCAAGAAAGGTTTGTACATCGAAGGTATCTTCATGCAAGCGGATATGAAAAACAGAAATGGTAGAATGTATCCGAAAGATGTGCTAGAGAAAGAAGTAAAAAGATATAATAAAGAATACATTGATAAGAATAGAGCGTATGGCGAACTCGGACATCCGCAAGGCCCAACCATCAATCTAGAAAGAGTATCACATTTGATAACACAGTTACAGCCAGATGGTTCAAATTTTGTCGGAAAAGCGAAAGTCATGACTGAAACTCCATATGGACAAATAGTTCATTCTTTGATAAAAGAAGGCGCTCAACTCGGTGTATCAAGCCGTGGTATGGGAAGTTTAAAGCAAGTAAATGGTACTAATCAAGTACAAAAAGACTTCTACTTAGCCACTGCCGCAGATATTGTTGCAGATCCGTCTGCACCAAACGCCTTTGTAAATGGCGTCATGGAAAGTAAAGAATGGGTTTGGGATAACGGAATCATTCGTGAAGCTGATATCGCAGACATGCAGAAAGATATTAAGACTGCGTCCAAGTCTGAACTAGAAGATGTTAAATTAAAAGTTTTTGAAAATTTTCTTTCAAAATTGTAGATTTATAAATAGATTGTAATTAATAAAAGATCATTAAAGGAGCAAGTACATGTCCGATCAAGTTCAAGAAAATACACAAGAGGAAGATATCCTCGATGATGTTGTTGCTGATCAGGAAGTTGAGGTAGTTGAGTCAGACGAAGCAGATGGTGAGCAGTTAGACGAAAAGAAAGCCTCAATGGGTGATCCAAGCGAAATCCCAGAACCAACACCTGTAAAAGCACCCGTACCAAAAACTAAAGTAGGTATGATTAAAGCTATGGTAGATTATGCTAATGGCAAGAAAAAAGATGATGTCAAGATGATGTTCAAAGCAATGATGGATCCTGATGCCATGAAAAAAGACGATGATGAGATGAAAGAAAAAGCAAAAATCTATTCTCAGAAAAAAGTCGTGAAGTCAAGATACAATCCAGAAAGCTTAGATTTATCTGCTGACGTTAAAGCACTATTCGGTGATGAAGAGCTATCTGAAGAGTTTAAAGCAAAAGCTACAACTATTTTTGAAACCGCTGTGTTAACAAGAATAAATGAAGCTTTAGAGTCTACAGAAGTTGATGTTATCGCTGAGGTAGAAGCTGAAAAAGAATTAGTAAAAGAAGAAATGTCTGCAAAGTTAGACGATTATCTTGATTACGTTGTATCTGAATGGGTAAAAGATAACGAACTAGCAATCGAACAAGGCATACGTTCTGAGATCGTAGAGAACTTTATGGTAGGACTTAGAAATCTTTTCACAGAAAACTATATCGATATTCCAGAAGAGAAAGTAGATATCGTTGATGAGATGGCTTCAAAAGTAGAAGAAACTGAGAAAGCTGTAAATGAAGAGATTGAAAAGAATATAGAACTACAAAAAGAGCTAAATGATTTAAAATCTGAAAAAGTTTTCAAAGAAGTGAGCGAAGGGCTTACTGAAACACAAAAAGAAAAGTTCAAGTCATTGGCAGAAAGCGTAGACTATAACGATGAGTACGCTGAAAAACTTGAAACTCTAAAAAATAACTACTTCCCACAAGAAGAAGTTGTCGAGAGTAATGATGTGTCTGATGAGGAACCTCTAGAAAATCTAGAGGAAGAAACAAAAGTGAACGGCTCTATGGCAAACTATATGAATGCCATATCTCGAAGCATCAAAAAGTAGAATATTATAAATATTGATTAATAATAGGCTGAATAATTAGTTTAAAAGGAGACTAAAATGTATCAATCTGATGAACTTCAAAAGAAGTGGCAGCCAGTTCTTGAGCATCAAGATTTACCAGAAATTAAAGATGCACATAAAAGAGCCGTAACTGCAACTCTTCTTGAAAACCAAGAAAAATCTGCCAAGGAGCAATTTGCTGGCTCTGGTGGATATCAAGCTCCTTCTCTACTCGGAGAAGCGGCGCCGGCAAACTCTGGATATGCACCAAGTTCAGGTGATGTACAAGGGTTTGATCCAGTATTAATCTCACTCGTAAGACGTTCTATGCCAAATCTAATTGCATATGATATCTGCGGTGTACAACCAATGACAGGACCGACTGGACTCATTTTCGCAATGAGATCAAAATTCTCTACACAAGGCGGAACTGAAGCACTATTCAACGAAGCTGATACAGTGTTCTCAAGTTCTGCTAACGATCCAGACGGAACAGTTGATGACGCTACTAAAGATGTCATCGATAATCCTGGTGAAACTAGTACACCAAGCTCACAAGATGGTTCAGATCCAAGCTTGAGAGATTCAGGTTCAGGCTACACAGTTGCAACTGGTATGTCAACAGGTGATGCTGAAGCATTAGGTGACACTGCTAATAATGCATTTCAAGAAATGGCTTTCTCAATCGAGAAAATCTCAGTGACTGCTGTTTCAAGAGCGTTGAAAGCTGAGTACACAATGGAATTAGCACAAGACTTGAAAGCAATTCATGGCCTTGATGCTGAAACCGAATTGTCAAACATACTATCTGCTGAAATCTTAGCTGAAATCAACAGAGAAGTTGTGAGAACAATT